ATTTGCTCCGGAGGGGTCACACGTAATAGAATTCCATCCATATGACTATACAAATCGAGTATATTTTTTTTCACAAGCAATTTGCTGAACCAAACGTATCAATTTGTTATTTGTGAGCGCGACCTGTCTGGTAATCTATGCTTGCCAATAGACAGGATATTGAAATGCATAGAACGAGTGTCCAAATAGAAAAGGAGACGATGATGTCAGAGAAAGTCAATTACGAAGACATGACGAAAGAGGAGATTGAGCAGCACGTGCTCGATGCTCATGGTGAAAACCTTAACACGAGCAGCATGACGAAAGACCAAATGATCGCTGAAGCGGTTGTGTTGGACGAAGCAGCAGAGGCTGGATCTGACGCCGAAACTGATCCGGATGATGCTTCTGAAGAGTCTTCCGACGAAGGTGGCGAAAACGGAGAGGAAGAGGATGATACGGAAGGTGAAGAATCGGAAGCTGAACCCGAAACTGAAGATGAAGGTGACACTGATAAGCCTGAAGATGAACCAGGCGATGATTCCGCAAGCGGACCGAGTGATGCAGATCCAAAAGGAAGATCCTTGGGAGGATAACACGCCCCCGCTTAAACTTGGAAGTGTGGATTATAGAAGTCCACACTTCTTCTTTTCTTTGTTGGGATTTTGGAGTGAGTCTGAAAATATTCGTTCACACTGTTGGTCGTATAGACATACAGTACACAATCGCGCGGTTTCCAGAAGATGTCTTGGAACAAACGTGGTTGGTGGTTCAAGAGACGGAGGCGGATGAATATGAATATCCTCGGTTGATGGTGTTGCCTTCCGAGATCACAATGCTCAGTCCCACTCGGCAGTATATTCTTGAAAATGCAGGATCTGAGAAGATCGTTATGATGGATGACGATCTATATTTTTACAGACGGAAGGGAAAGAATGATTGGCACCTTCATTACTGTACCCCAGAAGATTTTGCCGATATGTTTTCCATTATTGAAGATTGGTTGGATGATTTTGTTCATTGTGGGATCAGTTCTAGAGAAGGCAATAATCATGTAGAGACATTACACAAAGACATCGGTCGTATGCAACGAGTGCTTGCGTATAATGTCCCCAAGGTCTTGAAAGTTGGGGCGAGATTTGACAGGATTGATTGCAAGCAAGATTTTGACATGACACTTCAGTTGCTTCGTGAGGGGTTTCCGAATCGTATCTCTTATGAATTTGCTCAGGGTCAGTCTAGAGGATCACAATTTGAAGGGGGATGTGCGTTATACCGTGATAAGGAAATGATGGAGCGCTGTGCTCATGAACTTCATGATTTTCACCCAGACTTTGTGACCGTTGTGGAAAAGAAGACAAAGAGCGCATGGAAGGATTTTGATAACGTGCGAGTAGATGTCCGCATCGGATGGAAGAAGGCATTTGAAAGCAGTCAATAATGGTTGATAGATTTATAAATATTGAGGAAACGCCTAAGAAACAGTATAGGGTCTATAGGGGTGAGGTATTATGCTGAGGGCTAAGAGGCGGCGGATCATCAATAATGCGCAGAGAGTGGTGTTTACGACTTTTCTCATATTCTTTTCTGTTACAGGTATTCTCTGGTGGATGGACTTTGTCTTTGAATTGGTAAAGGGAATATAGGAAGCTTGATATTGACATCTTGGGTTATGTGGTATGAGAAAGGGAGATTGATATGCATGTAATTAAAGTCCGTAATGTTCACCAAGCACTTCCTGAAGGGTTGAGAATGCTTGAGATTGATGGAGTCAAGAGATCGTCAAGAGCTGGAGATGTTTTGGAGGTTCCTTATCCAGTAGCGACAGTGTTTACCCATCCGAGGGAGCGGGTGATTTTTCACACACAACGGGATGCCAATCCTACATTTCATTTGTTTGAATCGATTTGGATGTTGGCTGGCCGGAACGATTTAGCATGGATTGAGCCGTACCTGGGCCGCATGCGCGAGTTTTCAGATGATGGGCTTACCCTAAGAGCCTCCTATGGCCACCGCTCGCGTGCGACGTTTACACTGGTCGACCAGGATACCCAAGATCAGTTCGTAGTTTTATCCAGACTCTTGAGGCAGCATCCTGATACAAGGAGAGCAGTCATGCAGTTCTGGGATTGTGAACTGGATCTTTTCGAGACTGAAGATACGGAGCTTGGGATCACATCCAAGGATGTTCCATGTAATTTAGTAGCTCATTTTTATCGGCGAGATGATCGACTTGATATGGTGATCTTCTGTCGATCAAATGACGCAATCTGGGGTGCGTATGGGACAAATGCGGTTCACTTCTCCATGTTTCAGGAATACCTCGCTGCGATGGTTGGTATAGAGGTTGGAACGTATACGCAGATAAGCAGTAGCTTTCATGCGTATGTTGATGTGTTTGAGAAGTGCCGACCAATCATTGATGGTGCAAGGGATGGGTTTCGCCGAGGACCATTTTGTCCATATACAGCTGGAATTGTGCGACCATATCCTCTGATAGAAACAAATGATTCTGCTGGTGTTAAGATGTTTGATGATGATCTGAGTTTGTTCATGTCCCCAAGTCCTGCCGTACCAAGTTTTAAGACAAAGTTCTTTTCAAACGTGGTTTGGCCAATTCACCAGGCTCATGCTATTTGGAAAAACAAGGATAATCCACATAGATTCCAATTGGCAAAAAAGAGAATGTGCCACTGCGATGCGATGGACTGGCAAAAGGCAGGATTGGAATGGTTGGAACGTAGGAGGATTGTATATGAGAGGGCCAGGGACGATGGACCATCTTATGAAGAACAAGGATAGCGTATTCGAACGGATCCGGTTGCTTCGGAAGGGTGGTAATGTCAAACGGTATCATACACTGTCAATAATTGGTGAGAACACGGTTTCGTCTCATAGTTGGAACGTGGTGGTCTTGTTGTTTGTTCTTCATCCGTCTCCTTCAAAGAATCTTCTTATGGCTGCGTTGTTTCATGATGTCGCCGAGGGTTTCGTCGGGGACCCTCCGGCTTCGATGCTTGATGAGTTTCCGAAGTTAAAGAAAGCATATAAGACTGCCGAACATGTTGTTTTGGATGGACTCGGTCTTGGTGCTGTATATTCATTGTTGACAGCGGAGGAGAAAGTCTGGTTGAAAATGTGTGATCGACTGGAAGGGGTTCTCTTCTCTATTGAGCAACGGTTGATGGGAAATACCCAGATTGATGACGTGATACATAATGGACTCGAACTTCTTCTACATGAACAACTATTGACAGGAGAATTGAGGGATGTACTCAATATGGTACGCGTCAATCCATATGTGTTTTTTGAAAAACTGAAGAAAATTTAGATATGACAATGATGAAAAATAGAGATTTACAAAATCTGTTTGAACCGGCGAGTGCGGATGCATTTCCATATCATGCTCATCTGATGGAGATTGCTTTGAATGATGTTGAACTTCTTCTGGATAAAGATGTGCAGTACAAGGGATCATGTTTCAGGCGCGGTGGTTCGGGGCTGTTCCATATGTTCGCGAGGAAGTGGGATCGTATTGAGGCAATGGTTGAAGATTGTGGATACGATATTTTTGAAGCGGTAGAGAACGACACCCGGATGGAGACGGTCTTGGATGATGTTGCAGACCTCCGACGGTATCTTCTTCTAGCTGAGGCTTTTCTTCTTTGTAAGCGGTTAGAGGAGCTTGTAGGGGATAACCCTATACCCTCGTCTCAAAACTCGTCTGCGACGCTTGTAGGGGGTTCAAAAGCCCCTTCTGGTCCTGGTCTAGATGAACCAGTTCGAAAAACCTGAGGAATAAATCCTTATGGACGTCAAGGAACTCCTTCCTGCACTGAGTTTGACCGGAATGGCGGTGGCACCAAAGTCATTTTATGAAGCCTTGCCGATTCTGACATGCTATTGTTTTGATGGGGAACATGTTTGGGCGTTCAACGACAGTGTTTCGATAAGTAGTCCTTGTGATGTTCCAATAGATGGTGCGGTTCCTGGAGAGCTTCTGTTTGGAGCAATAAAGAATGCTAGATCCAAGACGATAGGGTTGGATCTGAAGGGAGATACATTGGTGGTGAAATCTGGTGGAAGCCGGTTTAAATTTCCTGTGTTCCGTCCGGAAGAAATACCTTTCGTTTTCCCAAAGGAAGTTGGTGACATCAAGATCCTTGTCAAACTCCAGATCGGTGCCAAGTTCTTCAGTGCTCTCGTTCAGTGCTTGCAATTTTCGGATACACAGAGTGGAAAATTGAATCAGAACGGGGTGACGATGCGTCTTCACAAGTCCCTGACGCTGTATTCGACAAACCGGGTTTCTATTACCAGAATGTTGTTGGTCCCAAAATATGTTGGGAAGAAATCCATGTCAAAGTTGCCGGAGTATCTTATACTTACGCGTGAATTGTGCAAGACTGCGATCGACATGTATAAAGCGCTCAAGGTAAAGAAAGCAACGATGAGCATTGGAAATGACAGTGTCCTGTTGGAGTTTCCTGGTGGTGAGAAGCTTCTTGGAAAGTTTCCACCGGATCATATTAAGCCTCTTCCATTCCGGAAGACGATTAAATCTCTTTTAAAATATTCCAATGATGACGAGTTCTTTGAGATTCCTGAGGGGTTTGACCAGTCTGTCAAACAGGCGAGCTTGTTTGTTTCTAACCTGAACAGTGCGTGTTCCTTGGTGAGACATAAGAAGGGAATCACGCTGTCAGTTGAAGGTGACACCGGATCGATGTGGGATGATCATCCTGTAGAAGCTAAAAGAATTTCTGAGCAAGAGGTGGAGATTGATCCGCGATTAGTAGCCAAGACTCTTCCATTCTCAGAGACTATGGCTATTTCTAGTTATTGGGTAGTCTTCAAAGGTAAGAACTACTTGTCGTTTGTGACTTCTAAAAAGGGTTGAGCCTTCTAACAAAATTATTAGGAAGGAGTTTTAAGAGGGTGACTAACAAAATTGTTAGGAAGGAGTTTTAAGAGGGTGACCCTTTTCTTCGCTTCAGGTCTTGACGATGAAGTTCGGCCAAAGGGTCGTCCGTCTGTTGAGACGCTCCACAAGATGGAATGTAAGGCCTGTCCTTTGGACAAGGCTGACGTGAACTCTCCAAAGATAGAACCGCATGGTGCAAAGAACCCGGATATCTATATACTTGGAGAAGGTCCTGGGGAAGGCGAAGATAAAAAGGGAGAGTTCTTTGTTGGCCGGTCTGGTAAGTTCTTGCGGGGATCTTTCCCAAAGGAAATACGGAAGAAATTGAGGTACAATAACTGTGTTCGGACACGACCAGCAAGCACCAAGCTAGGGGAGACGAATAAAAATAGGGCACCCACCTATTTTGAACAGGAATGTTGTCGTCCATCGGTTGTCAGAGATATAGAGAAGGCGAAGCCGAAGGTTGTTGTTGGCTTGGGGAATGTTCCACTTCAGTGGGCAACCAAAGGGGAGAAGATATCTCTTTGGCGAGGACGTTTTGTACCTGTTAAAATCGGATCCCATGTTTGTTGGTTCTATCCTGTCTATCACCCGGCTGGTTTTTTGAGAAGGCGGAAAGAGATCCGTGGCCGGGTCGTGTTCAGTGATGAAGAGCAAATCTATGAGCGGGACATTGCCTGGCTTCTTGAGATTATCGATGATTTGCCAACTCCAGAAGTCGAAGATTTGGATCGAGTCTACGATGGGGTGGAGACTGTTCTTGGGACCAATGGATCTAAGGATCTTCGGAAGGTCAAGAAGCAATTGGAGTACTTCGCCAAGAAACCAATAGTTGGACTGGATTATGAGACCAACATGTTGCGGCCATATGGAACGGGAGCGAAGGTCCTCTCGGTTGCAGTTGCTACAGAGATTGAGGCTTTCGCCTTCCCATTTGATCATCCACAGGCGGGGTGGACCGACGAAGAAAGGAAGGAGATATATCAGTTGTGGCTACGATTCCTCAAGAAGGCAAAGTGTCGTAAGGTTGCACACAGTCTTCCGTTCGAACTGGAATGGACAGCATACTTCTATGGGGATAAGCTTGTACGTGTTGGACGATGGGATTGTACATTGGCGCAAGCGTTTATTCTTGATGAGCGGAGAGGTATGCTTAGTTTAGATACACTCTGTATGATCCGATTTGGATTTTGGTTGAAATCGATTTCTCCAATAGACCGTTCAAATTTGGAGAATGAACCACTTGATGCGGTGCTTCTATATAATGCACTTGACAGTAAGTACGAGTGTAAACTGTTTATTCTCCAAGACAAAATACTTGAGAATGAAGAGTTGTTGGAAGCGTACGAAGATCAGGTTCGTCGACCGGCCACTGTGGCACTGACGCAAAAGTTTGGAGTTTGTATTGATCAGGATGAGAACCGTCGGCTCGGTAAACAGTTGGAGAAGCAGTTGAGAGGGATCGAAGCTGACTTAGCTGATCTTGACGTTGTTCATGAATTTGAGGATAAATTCCATCCGTTCAATGCTGGTTCTCCTCCTGATGTTGATAAAATGTTATCCAGTATCTTGGGGATTCATGATTTAGAGGATACAAAGGAAGAGACAATACAGGAAATTGATCATCCAGTGATACAGCTAATCGTGCAGTTCCGGAAGATCTCCCGTCGGAAATCGACCAACGTCGACAGCATCAGTGAAGACGGTGGAAAGTATTTGTGGCCAGATGGTCTTCTTCATCCAACACTTAATCCAAATGGTGCTCGGACTGGTCGAATGTCATCAAATTCTCCAAACGAGCAGAATTTCGAGAAGCGAGATCCGGAAGGGAGGAAGGTCCGGTCTCAGTTTAACACTCCAAAAGGATTCGTCTTTTTCTCGGTGGACTATAAACAATTGGAAACGTCTGTCATTGGGATGGCGTCTAAAGATAAGATTCTTTGCGATCTTCTAAACCAGCGAGTTGATATCCATCAGTTATGGACGGAACGGGTTGCTCATGAGTATCCACGACGGATCGGTGGGAAGAGAATGATTAAAGACAAAGAAGTGATGGCCGAGTTTCGGTATGATATAAAGAACCAGTTTGTGTTCCCGCTTTTCTTTGGTGCCAGTCCTCATTCAGTGAGTGGATATTTGAATATTCCAATCCAAAACATTGGTCCAGTAGTTGATGATTTTTGGGATATGTTCTCTGGGGTCAAGGATTGGCAAGAGAGGGAATTGGATAAGTACGAGGAGTATGGGTACGTTGAGTGTCTGACTGGACGCCGCCGGCGGGGACCTCTTGCTGGTAATAAGATAATCAACAGTCCCATACAAGGGACAGCAGCGGATATAGCAATAGACGCGATGAACCGACTGTCCAAACATTACACAGATACTGGTATTTCACAATATCAAGCAAGACTATATATCCATGATGAACTAGATTTCTACTTGCCTGAATCGTCCCTGGAGGATGATGTTGAATTTATAATTAAGGAAATGGTTACTTCACCGTATAGTTTTATAAACGTGCCCGTTGCAGTGGATGCGTCAATAGGCCCGAATTGGTATGAACTTGAAAGTATCGGATCTTTCTATTCGGATGATTTTTGATGGTTAAGAAAAAGCAAGAAAACGAAGAAGAGTTTACCGAACTGCATCTCATCTATCGTCCGAGTAATTTTGATGAGGTTATTGGACATGAGAAAGTCATCTCGTCCTTGCAAATAGTCTTGAAGAAAGATCAATCACATAGTTTCCTGTTCTCTGGTAAGAGTGGTGTCGGGAAGACCACTTTGGCTAGGATTATCGCAAAGGAAGTTGGATGTTTGGATCCGGAGATTCATGAAATAGACGCGGCGACACATACGGGTGTTGATGACATGCGGACTATTGCTGATCACGTTCAGTACCGCCCCTTGCTTGGGACAAAGAAGTGCCTCATCGTCGATGAAGCACATTCTCTCACAAAACAGGCATGGCAAGCTTTACTTAAGAGCTTGGAGGAACCACCACGTCATGCTTATTGGGTGTTGTGCACCACGGAACCGTCGAAGGTGCCAAAGACGATCAAGACCCGATGTGCATATTATCATTTAGATTCTGTTTCAGATGATGACATCTTGTCTTTGGTGAAGTTTGTCATGAAGGATGTTGGGATAAAGATACACCCAGAAGTTGTGAAGGCGATTGTTGCATCAGCGGAAGGAAGTCCTCGTCAGGCATTGGTTAATCTCGTCATATGTCAGAATTGTACTGCACCAGGTGAAGTCTACAAGCTTGTTCGGGTTGCAGGAGAAGACTCGGAGGTCATTGATCTCTGTCGTTATCTGGTGAAAGGGAAATACACTTGGTCCAAGACAGCCAAATTTTTAACACCTCTGAAACAGTTCAACCCAGAGAGCATTCGTTTGATCATATCCAGTTACCTGAGCGCATGTGTCCTAAATTGTAAGAGTGAGAACGAGGCTGTACGGCTGCTAAACCTTCTCAGGTGCTTTACAGAACCATACCCCTCTCAGGATAAGCTTGGCCCTGTCTTGGTGGCAATCGCCGATGCGACATTTGAAACAGAAGAAGATTAGGATCTGACCATGGTATCTAAGGAAGAGCGAAAAGAGTTCCTCAAGAAACTTGACGAGTTCCGGGGTTATTTGAAGATAGATCGTGATGCTCTGGATGAAGCAATTATCATGCAATCAGATCTATACTACAGGGTGTCCCGTATGTTTGTCCTTGCGGTCAGCAAGAAGGACAAGCTCAAAGAAGAAATCGCAATCGTTGATGCCAATCTTGACATGGATCTTAGAGAAGAGGCAGCGAATAAAAAGAAAGGAGAAAAAGTCACGGAGGGTGCGATTAGGGGTCAAATTGCTGCTCATCGGGCGCATATTGAATCAATTCGTGAGTATTTGGATGCACGGCGAGAAATGGAAGAACTTCAGGCACTGAAAGATGCATTTTCTCAACGTGGTTATATGCTCCGTGAATTGGCTAGGTTGTATATCGCTGGTTACTATCAGTCCCCGGTGATAAGTGGTGGTCCTCGTTCCAGAGAAGAGGGAGAAACGGTGGTTAGGGGACTGCGGGCAAAGATGGGAAAAAGGAAGAAGAAAAAGAAGAAGAGTGGGAGGGAACGGATCTAATCATGTTTCCTTGGGACAATTTACTAATTATTGCGGTCTTGGGGATCGTCGCTATCCTAGTAGGACGATATGTGATTCTTACGTGGTATGCAGAGAAGTGGAAATTTTTCCGAAAATTCAATGAGCCAGAGGAAGGAGATAAGGACTATGGTGACAAAGAAGAGTAGCAAGTCGACAAAACGCTCTAAGAAAAAGAGCCGGAAGGCTTTCAAATACCGTCCACAAACAGCCGCAAAGATCAAAGAGCGAGCGGAACGAAGTCGTGGTGGATTTGACCGAATGTTGAAGGACAGTGTCCCCGAGTTCCGTCCTGCTGAACATGAGAACAGGATTCGGATTCTCCCACCGACGTGGGGGGATGAGGAATACTATGGACTGGATGTCTTTGTACATTACGGCATCGGTCCCGACGAGCAGAGTTATCTTTGCCGTGAGAAGACGGTCGATAAAGATTGTCCTATCTGTGATGAGGCAAAGGAAGCCCATCGAAAAGGTGAAGAAGAATATGTCAAGGAACTTGGAACTTCAAGTCGAGTCGCTGTCTATGTCATTGATCGTGACAAGGAGGATGATGGTCCAAAGGTTTGGTTGATGCCGAGTGGAGTTGAGATCGATCTTGCTTTTCTTGTCTATGATAAACGTTCTGGTGAGGTCATGCAAATTGCTGATCCTGAGGATGGGTATGATGTTGAATTTGAGCGTATAGGGACAGGACTCAAGACCAAATACAAGGGTCTCAAGATCGTACATCGTTCGACTCCGTTGTCTGAGGATGAAGAACTGGCTGAGGAGTGGATGGAGTTCGTTGTTGAGAATCCTATCCCGGATACACTCAAGTTCTATTCAGTCGGGTATCTTC